AAGAAGCGAAACTAGCCAAGCTCTTTACGAAGCTGATGAAAAGATATTTAACAACACAATTAATTACAGCGACAAAACTGTTGTGGTATTGACAGGTGGCATGGGCGATCATATAGTCTTTACCCATGTATTGCCTGAAATTAAAAATGCAGAAATATTTACTTGCTTTCCTAACATAGTGCCAGGTCGTTCAATTGCTGAAGCTTATGAATTGTTTGGCAATATAGACCAATGGAATGTTTATATTAAGATGCACCAATGGGGTTGGAAAGACAGCTTGGAAAATGCTTATAGAAAGATGTATCTATGATTATTATTAGCCCTTATTCTAAAAAGCTAATGAATGGCAAAAACAATCCTAAAAATTATCCTTACTGGAAAGAACTCATTAGACTAATTAAAGAGCCAATTGTTCAAATTGGTGTTGAGGGCGAAGAACAATTAGTTGATGACTTTAGAAAAAATTTATCGCTAAAAGAACTTGAAACGCTTGTCAATGAGTGCAGAACATGGATAAGCTGTGATTCTTTTTTCCAACATTTTGCTTGGGATAAGAAAAAATATGGTATAGTATTGTGGTCGGTTTCTGATCCTCTGATCTTTGGACACCCTGAAAATATTAATCTATTGAAAGATAGAGCTAATTTGGTTGAAAATCAATTTTTATGGTGGGAAGATACAGAGCATGATGCAAATAAATTTGTTACTCCTGAAGTAATAATAGAAAGTTTAAATGCAAGAATCTTATGAAACCATTGATGACATCTTCGATTTTCTACAAAATAAAACAATCAAAGATATTGGCGCTGATTATTACGATGGTAAAAATTATTTGGTTATTTTACTATCTTGTGGCTCTATTTGCTATATATCTTCTAGCGACAGTCTGTTTGCTGCTCTCGAGCGCAATATTATTAATTAGTAGAAAGAAATAAAAATGAATATGGAAGATCACACGAAGCATGTATTAGATACAGTTTCGGGAATTACAGCTTTTGGCGCAATAATGAAATTCTTACCAGCAATTGCAGCGCTACTTTCAATTGTTTGGTATTGCATTAGAATCTATGAATGGGCGCGCTCTAAAATTAAAAAATAGATTATGCCATTAAAAAATAAGAGTAATAGATGTCAATATTTAAGAGATTGGAAAGCAAACAATCGAGAAAAGAATTTATTCCAACAAGCCCTCTACCGATCCAAAATGAAAAAAATTCCGTTTGATATAGAAATATCAGACATTATTATTCCTGAAATATGTCCTATTCTTGGACTTCCTTTAAAAAAATCCATTGATGGAAATAGAGATTTTAGCCCTAGCCTAGATAGAATAGATAATACTAAAGGTTACACAAAAGGCAATATTCAAGTAATATCATCTAAAGCTAATACAATGAAGCACAATGCTGATGAAGCAGATTTAATTAACTTTTCTAATTGGGTGAAAGAAAATTATGGCAAGTAAATATAGCGAAGCGGGTAAAGGCTCAACTCCAAAACTTAAAGAGAAAAAGAAGTTTGATAATGGTTGGGATAGGATTTGGGGTTCTAAAGAAAATCACAAGGAAGATAGTGTCTTTTATGATTCTGATGAAACTGTATGTTGGGATGAAGACAAAGTAAATATTATAGGTATTAATTCAGAAGGCGATCACTACATTAAATGATCTTATAATTGATATCATATCATATCAAATAAAAAAGGGGCAGTTAAGCCCCTTAATTATTGGTGATACCGATTTTCTGAGGAACGCTATTCACCTTATTTAAAGCTACTACTTATTCATAACATACATAGTCACTTCAAAGCCAAAACGCATTTCTGTAGCTGCTGGAGTTGTCCACATAATATACATCCTTTATTATCCAAGCAATTTGCCTGTAAATATAAGATTATCTGTTTATACAGACAAAACCATCAGTAAAATCATTAAAATGGCATGGCTGAATCGCCAGCGCCAGTATTAAAGTTTGCACCTGATCCTGCACCATCTTTAGGTTGAGGTTCTCTCATTGTTACCCATCCGTCAAAATTGACAGGAATAGATTCAATAAGAAGTGAAGTTCCGCCTTGTTTATTAGACATTGCAACTCCAACTTTAGTCCAGCGAGCTTTTGTTTCGCCTTCTTTGTTTACATACTCGCCCGTTTTAGCGATTAAATCGTGGGTGATAGCCATTAGTTATTTTCCTTTAAGTTATTTACGATAGTTTCTATTTCAGACAAAAAGGCGATCACCGCATTCTGCATGTTATTAATATACTCATCATCACGATAAATACGCTTTACGAATCCTTGCAAATGATCGGGCATTTCAGGATCGTAGGATACAAGGTCGCAAAATTCTTTTTCAGGCATACAAGCTAATTGCCATTGCACCTGGTCATAATATTGTTCTAATTGTTTACCGCCTGTTAATAGATTATCTAGGTGGTTTTCAGGATTAGGTATTTTGATTTCAATTAAAGAATTGGTAGCTTCAACAATACCATCAGGGCTACATTGACCGCCATCAATAAATGGATGTAAAACAATTGCTACTTGATCCACAAAAGTATTATATTTAACTTCATACCATGCCCTAGCCATAGGTTCTAAATCGATTCCTCGTTGCATTGCAGGCGTTTTATAGGTATCTAATTTGCGCCCTGTCAATCTTTCCCTAATAAGTTCATTCTTATATTTCCTTTTAGTTAAAGATTCATTGCCTGATCGACCTTCAGTTAAGACATCAGTAACTCTTGAACCGCCAATCTTACCAATTCTTAAAGCCATCCATTCAGGACTGCCTTGCTCTATACCTTTTATTATTCTTTCCATTTAAGTTCCTATTTAGTTGGTTTATCTAGTTTCTTTGTTAAAGGTGCTAATATATATTTTTCACCTAAAAATCTTTTTAAAGCTTCAACTTTAGTTTTCCTTGCTTCGGCTTGCATAAGCTCTTTAGCAGTTGTTTTGATTGGATAGCCGTAAAGATTACGAATTATAGGATCATCAATCATAGCTCGCCCTTTCTTTTGTCTTTAGCTTCAATAACCATTTTAGATAAAGTTCGATCATTCTTAACTTCGCCCATGACAAAATTGTAATTTGCCTGAAGTTCTTCTAATGTTTGAGATTGATTAATTCTTTGAAGATAATCTGCCGCATTAAGAGCTGCGGATTGACCATCGTCATCATCGGCATAAAGAGCGCAAAGACTAGATATAGAATATCTGCGGATATAACTAATTGCAGAACCTAATCCTTGTGGATCTTGTTTCTGAATAGGGCAGACGGCAGTATCCTCAATCCATTCACCCGAACTATGGATTAAACGAGTAGTAAGATGAAGCTTATTGTCGTCTGATGGGCTTAATGATTGAAGTAAAGCAATGCCATTATCATTGAGTGGCTTTTTGACCGCTTCAATAACTGAATTGATATTTGCATACTTGGATTTAAAATGAGGATTAGTAGAATCTTTAGCGGCAAATCTAATTTCTTTTTGCGCGGATACTAAAGCTTCAGCTAGTTGTTTAATGCTGTCGGATGTTTTCATCTTGTCTTGTCCTAAAAAGTTTCGTTAAATTACATGAGATATTGTATCTTCATAAGCCCATTTAGCAAAGCTATTTGTTTCATAGTTTTCAGCTATAAACTTTGCAACACTTTTAATTTCAGCGTCATACAAATCTTTAATACGACCTATTTTATCATCTTGACGATCATAGATAATATTTTTTACTTGATTTTGAATTGTAAGATCTTCATAAAAATCAGAGAATCTTTCAGCATTAAAAGTAATATGATGCTCAATTAATTCTTGTAAAGAAATATGAGGTTCAAGGTCTAAAAAATCAGGATCAGGATTCATCATAGTGCGAATATGAATCTTGTGTTGCATTTCTCGTTGCTGGTCAGCCATATCAGCTCCCGTAACTTGTTGATTTGTGGCTATTTTATCTTTATCTTCTTGATTTGGCAACATTTATTTACCCAACCATTCAAACACCATTGGAGTTAATATATAAAGGCAGAGCCAAAACCAAAGCCAAAAGGCTGTTGCAAAAATTAAACCAAGTATTAAATCTTTTTTCATTTTGTTTTATCCTTTTCTTATTGAATGTCTGATTTATAGGGATCAATCTGTGTTTGCACATACTCGTAATTACCACTTTGCGAATTATGCTTGAGTTTTGAGTTGGGTGCAACAAATTCATATTTGTCGGCAGTCCAATTGTATTTAAGCTTGGCATCTTTGGGTGCGTAGTTATATTTATTTTCAATCCAATTATAACGAAGCTTTGGTGATTCACCCCCGACCGCCATGATCGGGAGTGCGATTAATAGTGCGGTTAATAATTTATTCATATTATTTACCTACTCTACAAGTTCTAGTTAAATTTGGATATTGAGATTTACTGAAGAAACGAGCTGCATTCATAGCCCATCCATTTGAAGTGCCAGGACAACGGCATTGAAAAAATAAAAATCCATTTTCATTTATATAAGCTGGATGTATTTTTTCGCCTAATCCTATTTTTGCAAAACCTTCTTGTATTGTATTTTCCATTTTAGTTTCCTTTAAGTTTCGTTAATAATGTGTTGCTAGGTGTTAATATATACCTTTCAATAATCATGTCAAACATTTTTTTAAAATAAATTGTAACAAATTGTAACGATAAAAAGGGGGCGTTTCAGACACCCCCAAACCCTTAATTCAACTACTTATCAAAATCACATCTTCCAAGATAAACACGACCTTCAACTTGTGGGGTGTAATATTCAATTTCAAATTCTTTTGCTTCTTCAGAATCAGCATCGAATGGGAACATCCATAAATTATAAGGTTGTTTTTCTTTTTCAAAGAATTTTATAATTACCCTTATGTCATTATCAAATCGCCAATACATTCCTGATGATCCAAAAAATGATCTTTTTTTAGTTTCCATAATAGTTTCCTTTTAGTTGTTATAGATCAATTACTACAATATAAGACAAATTGCCTTATACTTATATTTTATCAACAAGGTGTTAATCAATTATTAGCAAATTGTAATCAATTGTAATAAATTGTAACAATATGTTTTTAATTGTAACAAATTGTAACAAATGAAAAATAATGAACACCTGGCACAGTCTTTGCTTATTAAATGGTTTCGATTGCAATATCCATTAATGGCTAAATGTTTATGGGCTATTCCAAATGGGGGTGCTAGGCATATTGGCACAGCCATTAAATTAAAACAAGAGGGGGTAACCGCAGGCGTGGCTGATTTGTTCCTTATGATCCCAGCAAATGGTCTTCATGGGCTATTTATAGAGATGAAGAAGGATAAAAGTGCAAGATTGCAACAAAACCAAGAAGACTTCCTTAATTTAGCCGAATCAATGGGTTATGGTGCAGAAGTGGCTTATGGATTTGAGGAAGCACAAAAAATAATACAAAAATACTTGCGCGAATGATAAGTTTCGTTTAATAATAAAAAGGACAAGACAAAAGAAGGGAAACTAATTGCACTACTATCAACACAATATATCAGACTACAGAGCTGACACAGGGCATCTAACCTTATTAGAGCATGGTTGTTATCATCAACTATTAGATCAATACTATCTCAATGAAGAACCACTTCCATTAGATATAAACAAAATATTCCGATTACTTACTGCAAGGACACAAGATGAAAAGGATGCTATTAAAAATGTGCTTAAAGATTTCTTTAT